GTGTCGAGTTCGACGGATGTCAGAGCAGTTCCAGATTGAGGTGACAGCAAGCGAACAATTCGCTGGTCAGTTGTACTAATCATAAAGGTTCTCCAGTGGGGATTGATTTCTCAACCCCCACTATGTCAAATCACTACGAACCCGCAGTGATAAGTCCGACGATTGGGCCGGGCTGGCGGTTTGCCGCTGAGGAGGAAGCGTTTCCAACGTCATGGACGTTGATATCGAATCGCTGTGTTCCACGGAGCGTCAGTTCGTCAGTCGTGAAGGCCGCGTGTTCGGAGAGTGCAAGAGTCACGTCACGTCGGTCACCAAGCATGGAACCCATGCGGAGGTCGCCGAGGAGTGCTGTAACTTGGTTGATAGCACTATCCTTTGGAAGAACCTGTGCAAACTCCACTGGGTAACCAAGGAAGTATGTACGAGCAATTCCGTTGATGATTTCGACACTGGAAGTACCAGCGGTGGCTTCAGCCAAGCGCACCATTACCTCATGGTAGAAGGAGCGGTGGACATACCACTTAGCATTTGGAGTGTCGGCAAACTGTGGGAGACGACCGACGATACGGCGGAAGTCACCAAGCGTCAGGGAGTTGAAGTTGGTGGCATAACCAGTACCCGTACCAACAACAAGTCCAGCGACGTTTGCAGGAGTTGCATCCAGACCCTTGAGTTTCTCACGGACTCCAACAATTCCACCAAAGGTAGAAGTGCCATCACCGTTGAAACCAGCACCGTCCTCAGCGAGAGCGAATGCATATGCAATTTCGTCAGCAACCGTGGAAGCGAGGTCAATTGCGCTGTCTTCGTTGAGTTCAACAGACAACTTAGCAAGTGCCGCCAACTTCTTGGCAATCAGACGAACTCTGTCCCACTGGAGTTCGGACTCAGTCACGTTGGTTGCTTCACCGACATAGTATGCGGTCAAGCCACCCTTGCGACGTGGGCGGGTTTGAGTATCGGAGGACATCGGCGTGACACGGGTGTTACGGCGGAATACACCGTACTGTTCACGGAGGTCGATGAGGTCGCTCAGGAACTCTTCAGGTACGAGGAATCCACCAGCCTCGTTCTCGTTCTCGACGTGACCCTTGATTTCGATGCCACGCTCTTTGCACCAGCGTTGTGCCTTGGTCTGACCAGCAGGGCCTGCAAGGAACCACATACCAAAGCGGTATGCCTTCAATGCTCGCTCCGACTTCGTCTCACCTTGGAATGGGCCGGTCTTCTGAACAGCCGACAAAGATGCCGCCTTGATAGCGTCAGTGCGGTCGTAGTTCTTGACAGCAGAAGCCTCTTCAACTTCCTTTACCTCTGGGTAAGGGAGTGAGTTGTCAGCGGTCTGACCAGCAAGGGACTTGAGGGACTTGATGCGAGCGAGAAGGCTCTCGTTGTTTGCAATCAGTTCCTGTGCGTCGTCCATCGAGAGAGTTGGGTCACCCAAGATTCCCTCAGCCATCTTCTTGTTTTCCGCAATTTGCGCTTCGTAATTGCGGATACGTGCGTTGATATCCATTAAACTAACCTTCCTGTGATGCGAGTTGCTGAAGCAACAGTTGGCGCATTAGCGTTTCACGTTTTGCTTCGTTGATAGCCTTTGCTTCTTCAGATTGTCCTTCAGTTGCTTCGACGGCATCACCGTCTCCGTCAACCGTATCGTCATCGTCATCAGCATCCGTATCGTCGAGTTCAGTAACTGACTTCGCTTCTTCAACCTCTGGTTGAGCAACTACTTCAGCAACTGGTTCTGCAACAGGCGTAGCAACCTGTTTCTTACGGGGCTTCTTGACAGGCTCCTCAGATACTACTGGGGCATCCTGTACTACTGGCTCTTCTACTTGCGGAGCATCTTCCCAGATGATTGCTTTCGATTCGCTTTCGACCTCATCGGTCAGTGCGGCAACCCCTGCATCGCACAGGGCTTTCCATCCATGAGAAGCAACAGTCTTTGCTTCCCGTCTTGATAATCCGAATGCGTCACGCACACGTTTCTCAAATTCACTTACAGTCAAAGGCTTGGACTTGCTAAAAGTCACTGGAATTGACTGGACTTCGTTTAGTGGGCGCACTCGCTCTGACAAGAACGACTTGCCAGCCAAATGGAACATATCCCACTCTTTCAACAATTTACCGTGATATGCGTCATACGCACCTTCATCTTCACCCTCAGACATAGCCTGAACCATTTCATAGTAGGCTTGCATCAAGTGGCTGAGGATTGTCGATAGAGCCTGTGGATTGACTTCAATCTCTGGCTTCTCACGCATCATCTCGCTAACAACGTCATCTGACTCTTGGCGCAACCTAGCCATAGGTTGAGGAGCCATCTGTGGAGCCTCATACTCGCCATTCTTTTGTGCCGACCCACAGGATGGACAGAACGACATACCCTTGTGCATACCACGTCCACACATCTTGCAAGCCGAGTATGGAGACACCATAACTTGTGCATAGTCAGGCATATAACCCTGCATAGCCATACGGCGACGCATCATCTCCTCTTCGGAGACTGGGGCACTATTTCGTCCGTAACCAACCATAGGAACCGTTTGCATATAACCCTGAGGGGCAAATGGCTCATCCATCGACTGCATTGCTGGGTACTGAGTAGATGGGGAAAGAATTGGCATATAGCCTTGGACGGCAGGATATGCGGTCGTGTTAGGCAAGATTGGCATATAGCCTTGCATTGAATCTTCTCGTGGAACCATGTAACGACGACGCATCATTTCTTCCTCCGCCATAGGAGCGTTATTAGTTATTGTATTCATTCCCTGTACTTCCGCACGTACTGGGAATGCATAAGTGTACGGTTTAGGGCGTACAAGAACTACTTGAGGGGATTGAGGTGCTGAATAACCCATCCCACACTTCATTGGATTTGCAATCTTCGTCAATGACCTTGCTCGATGAACAACTGTCGTTCCAGTCAATTCCATCTCACCTGAATCGTCAGACATTATACGAATCAAGTACGCTGGGTCACTCTCAACACCAATCATCTCATTACCCTTTGGCTCAGGAGTAACTCGACCGCTTGTTGACACACGCTCAATCTTGCCCATGGCACGACCACCAGCGGATTCCCATTGAACGAAATCGCCAACACTCAACTCACTTGGTGTTGCTTTGACTTCAGCATCAATCAAACTCTTGAGTGATTTCACGTTTGCCATATTGCGAGGTTCGGCTGGCTTTGGAGTCAGACTAGCCTCAGCAAGGTTCCACCGGATGATTTGGCTTGCATTACCAACCGACTTTCGCTCAACAAGGTGGCTTGCCGCTCCACTCGAGAATCCGAGGCGACCTTCTTGACCAAGTTTTGCAATCATTTTGCGATATTCATCGCTAATCTCGATTTGACCCTCGTACCAAAGCCCAGCGTCTTTTACGACCACTCGACCCGTACCAACAGTCTGTTTACCAACAACTTCGTCCATGCCATGAGCATAGTAAAGGTTCATCTTGAAGGAGTCACCTACGTTTGTTGGTCGCCCAAAATCACATGATTGGGTAAAGAAGTCACCATCCAAGTCCGTTCCACCGAACCGAATCAGGTAACCACTGACTTTCCCACCCGATGTGACTTTGACCTCGTCACCGAATGTAACCAGTAAGTCTTTCATTGTATTAGTTCCGTTGTTATCCAATGCCTCATCCTATGCATCGTAAGGACTTGGACGGCACTAGCCGTCTCACTTACATTACGTTGTTTTTTTACGTTGTCAACTTGACACTACAAGTTCGTTCAGTGGTGTAAGCCGAACAACATTCCCCCATGTGTCATCCATATACGTCGTTGCAAATGACGATAGAGGAGTCCCACTTTCCCAGAGTGCGTACCTAGTTTTACCAAGTGTACTCTTCCTCTCGTCCGGTTGTAGGGACATGAACAACTGCTCGGAGGTTGGAATGTCGGTATCAACACTTCCATCAAGCACCGGGACAGTGACACAGCGGCATCGAGAATGAACGTGAGGATGCTGAGACAGAGGAGAGACTACACCATGTAGACCCCAGCAAACAGCACTCGTCTTCGTATCCGCTGAACACACCCGCTTGTACCCAAGGAGGTTTGACTTATTCTTCGCATAGGCAACCATAGCACCCGCTCGTGAAGCATGAAGCATCTCGTTGCGTACGATGTTCTCGTATTGATTGAATCCATTCATGCGAATGCCATTTAGCACCGCAAGAATATACGCTTGGTCTGATGTCTCTAGAGCGTCCTCGATGTTTCTCTTGAACGTCGTCGTAACGTCATTCACTAGTGCCGCTATAGACTCACCGTTCGAGGCTACGCCAGACAAGTCACTGATGTCGTAACTATCCGTGTCAACCCATTCAACACCCGGGTTCTGTTGGAGAGCCATATCCTTGACTTCCTCAGAAGCCGTCTCAGCCACACTGAACTGACCGGACTCAGTAAGTTCGACTACCTTTTCAGTAAACGACTCGATTGCTCCAATGTGCTTCTTGCAAAGCGCAGTAGCCTGAGCCTTGGTCATGCCATTAGTGAGTTCGAGTGCCATCTTCTGACTTGAGGTGAATGACTTGCCCCATGCGGTTTGCGCCGACTCAACTACGATTTGCTCTTGACGGAGAATGTCACGTTGAAGTTGTTTCGCACTGGAGTAGAGAGAAGAGTGGAAAGATTTTGCGGCAATGCCTTCTTCGGTTGAAAGCATATCTTCAGACCGCTTAGCCATGATGCGATTACGCATTCGCCTTGACCATGCAAAGCCCTCATCTCCACCCCATGCATCCCACGCCACTCTTCCATTGGACGGGAATCCTTCCTCACCCTCACGGAAACCCTCAGCCTTTTTATCTACTTCGTGTCTAGAGAAGAACGAGTACATACGCATGACTGTGTCACTGGACAGTTTTTCACGATTGACCAGTTGGTTAGCCCGAGCCCATGCAACACGAGTCCCACCAGAGTGACCCTCGTTACGCCAGTTGATGGCACGACGAGCGGCAGTAGCCATTGCGGATGTTGGGATGAATGTGTCAGCGGAACGAACTTCATACTGGACAAGTTTGATGTCCTCATCAAGTTCAAAGTCGTCACTCTTGACTTCAGTCTCTTTCATTGGAGGAGGAGCCGCTGGCATAACCCCACCAACCATACCAATTCCCTTAGCGTGGAAGACTTCAGCGTCTTGAGGTTGGACAAGTTCGCCAACAATCTTTCGTGCTTCAGCCCTATCAATGATGCCGCTTTCATACAGTGACGTAGAACGAGCAACCTTAGTGGTGTTGTCCTCATCAAGTGCATTGACATTGGAGTTGTCAAATGCGATTACGTCACCCTCTTGGATATCGGGGAACAGAGACAGAATCTTCAGCGTCAGCACATCAGCGAGTTGCTGTTGAAGGGGAACCATTCCGTCTTCCCAAGCCGCTTTTCGAGCCTCAGCATAGTTTGAGTAGGTGTTGCGCTCAAGACCAGCACCGAGACTGAGAACCATACAGTTCAATCCAAGTGCCGCACTAATACGCTCTTCAGGTTTGCGTCGCAAGCCATCGAGGTTCATCTCAGATGGGCTCATCGACAATCGGCTTACGTTGTATGGAGCCGTCATCACTGCGATTCCACCCGCAAAGTCAGAGGTGAAGTCCTCAGACAACTTATCCTTCATGGCACGAGCATCATCAACAGACATCTCGACCATGTCACCGGGAGACGGGCCTACCATCAAAGAAGGCATTGCGTTGTTGCGGACAAGAGCGTACGCCGTTGTTGACGATTGGTTGTCAGTGGCAATCTCTTTTAGGACGGCACTTAACTGAGTACGCCCTAAACGGATATCCTTCGGGTCACGCAAGTAAGCCCAGTGGATGATTTCCTCAGATGGGATGACGAACTGTCGTCCATCAACCGTATAGAGGTAGTTCTCGGTGGTAGTTGTTTGGTTACCTTCTGGTGAGACCATATCGCCGGGGAGGTATTGAAGGTAGTACTGTTGCTCACCTTCCTTAGCACCCTTGACTGGCATGATGCGAGCATAGGCATTACCCAGAACCTTGTAGTCCTGAATAATCCAACCCCACCATCGACTTGCTGGAATGTTTGGATATGGGTTCTTGATGACCGTCAGACAAGGATGCTCATCGATGATTTCGAACTTATCCGCACTTGTATTCGGAGTGTTCCTTCGAATGACAGGCTTTGACAAACCCCAGTTGCGGACATACCAGTCGATACCGATGGCAACAATTCCATTGAGACCAAGGTCACCAGTTTCCTTAGCCCAGTCACGAGTAGAACTCGGGAGACGCGTCGTAATCAGACTCGTCAGTTTGCCGTTTCCATACCTCGCTACGACACGACTCTGATTGCGGGATAGTGGAAGTTCACCCGCTGGGGCACTCTGTTTGAAGAACCCCTTCATACGCTCCCAAATTGCCATTGCTATCCCTCGATGAATTTCGTGACATTACTGTCAGCCCAAGAGACGCTATTGACTTCCCTTGCCCTGATAAACATCACGTTACCATCAGCCCCTACAAACTCCAGCCCGTAGCCTTTACCGAAACTGTAAACAACACCCTTGAACTCGCCATCACTACCGCAAGGCAATTTCGCCTTCAGACTCAGGCTTGTGTTTAAGAGTCCTTGAAATTTGATGATATTCATGTCTGTACTATATGCAAGCGTTTGTATACACGCAACAGAATAGGCGTGAAAAAAGAGCGAACTGGCATTCAGTCGCTCTTCTCTTGAAACTCGCTGTATGAGCCTTGTGGAGGCTCCTAGTTCACGTCTGGTGCGTTCGCCTCCATCGTACGTGCGTGACGTGCAACCGAATCAGCCTTTGCATCTTCATGCTTGAGTGCGATTCGAGTTGAATCAATGAGGAACCAAACAAACACAACGATGAGTAGGATTCGCCCTACGAGTTGAAGTGGACTAATCTTCATGTCGTCCACCATTACCCTTCCGGGTGTAAGCCTTACGGCTCTTGAAGACCGTGGGACGAGCCCATGGTCGCTCCGATGCTGGAATGCGGTCTTTGACCGACTTGCGGGCTTTTGTCATTTCCCGCTCACTGATTACGATTGTCTTCATTTGTACTCTCCTCCGAACTTGATTGATTAGATTATTGCATACATTTGAAGTGTTGTCAATAGCACTTACAACTATTTTTATAAGTGCTATTTAAATGACTCCTTCATTGCGTCAATCAGTCCCCGCAATTCATCAGCACGAATGTCGTAACACTCCCTACATATAGGCTTTGGCGGTGACTCCTTCGTCTCACCATCCTTTTCGAACGTAAACGGTGGAAGTCTGAGGTAGATTGTCTTCTCTTCCTTACAGTCATAGCATTTGGCTTTTTTCATTTTGCTTCCCCTCCAATGACTACATCAAAACTTGGGTTTGAATTGTTGCGATGCAAGTAGTTAGCAACACATCTATGCAACGACAACCGAGGGCATCCTGAAGCAAACTGCTTGCTCATTTGCTCACCATCGATGAACGGAATCCACTGGTTGTCGATGAACAGCGCAGTTACCATTGGCACTCTTACACGCCAAATAAGAGATGCTGTGATGCGGTATACGCCCTCTCCAGCAGGAATCGCCATCACTGTTGTCTTCACTTCTTTATCCCCTTCATGAAGTCACGTATATCTACAACCTTCGCTGGCTTACCGGGTTTACCCAACTCCCGACTAGCCTCGGATTCTTGAATCCATCGCTCGGCTTCTATCATTTTCTTCAACTTCTCAGGTGTCATTGTCCGCTCCTCCAACTTGATTGATAAGAGTATCGCATACAATTACACTGTTGTCAATAGTGTGAGCAAATATTTATGTATCGATTGTCACTAACCTGAATCCTAGCCAATCACGCCTGAAGATTGGTGTCTGATACGCTCTTGATTCGCACATACCGTACGTTTGCTCAGCCGAGTACCATGAGCCCGTAGCCATACACTTCTGACCCTCCTTGGTGTCTTGTAGCCACTCAGCGACATTGCCAGATGCGTCGATGATTCCGTAGCCGTTCAAGTAGGTGTTGTGTGTCCTAGATACAGCAACAGTGCCGTACTTCTTTGACCGTGACGATGTCCAAGTCACGGTATCGATATACGACTCACCCCACGGATACTGAGCGAGTGTTGGATGCACCCCACCCCTAGAGATGAGTGTCCACTCACTGTCGTAAGGAAGCCTCACCTTCTCCTCGTACTTCTCTTTCAGCCACTTACAGTAGTCTTGCACGTCATACCAATTGACGTTGACCATTGGGTGGTCATCTTGCCAACCAAACGATGGGGATAGCGGCATTTTGCGGGATGCTTCTTGACAGTATTGCTTGTACATCGCTACGGTCACTGGATAAACACCTACATTCATCCGTAGCCCAACCTTAGCGTACTTGTAGTCTTCGTATGTTTTCACTCGGGAATTACATCATGACTATTTATTTGCAACACTATTGACATTCATATTATTTTGGGTTACTATTTACACATGAGAAGGAAGAAGAGTTGGAAATCAAGCGACTTCTATTCCGTGCCTGTTGTATTCGATTGCCCTGACAA